GTCATACTGTAATGTGTTTATATCATTAAATATGTGGCGCTTTACATCGCACCGTAGCGGCTGTGTACGACCATCATACTTATAAAACTTATCTTTACCCATCCAGTAAGCAACACCGTTGGCGAAGGCCACACTGTTTTGAGAAGCAATAGATATGTTATCCCCAACAAGCTGTGCACCCCATACTGCAGGCGCTCCCACATACTGCATAGAATACAGCGCAGAGTCAGACCAAACTAGAACCTCCTGACGAGCCTGTTTGGCGGCTACAATCTCAGTTCCACGGGATAGGTTAAGTCCACCTGCTTGGTTTGTAGATGCAGGGGTCCAGTTTACAGCGCTTTCTTGATCTGACCAGCGCACGAGCATGGGGTCTTGCGTAGCACTACCTTGGTTATTGCACCCGAAACAAAACACAAATCTGTTAATGTCAGATACCAAAAGCAAATTTTGAACAGTTGGTACGTTTGATGCACCTCCTAGTGAAGATAATTCTACGCCGCGACTAGATACTCCGCTTGTAGCGTCCCAGTAGTATATAGAACCCCCACGAACAGCGAACAACAGATCCTCACCAAAGTTTGATTGGCTCCAAAGTCGTACAGCCTCGTTAGAAGCAAGACCGTTACCCCAAGTACCGCCGCCCCAAGTACCAGCGCCCCAGCCTGTGAGGGGTACAACTGATGCTTGACCTGTAGTTATTTGGTATGCTGCGGTTACTGAACCCCCACCGTTTCCTGTGTCTGAGCTATTAGCCGTAGCAGATACCGTTATAGTGTATGTGTTACCGCTGGTTATTTCCGTTATCTGGTGCTCTGCGTTTAGTATGGTAGCAGTTATATTGCCACCCAACGAAGCTGCACCGCTAAAAGTAACAAAGTCATTAACAGATGCACCGTGGCTATTATCTGTTACTGTTATGGTGGTGCTACCGTTAGTAGCTGCAAAAGTGGCCGCGTTGGTCGTAGTAGCACGGATAGGGGTTATATCGTTATACGCGCCCCCCTGTTCCAAATAAAACTTTAAGTTGGTGCCAACCCCCACAAGGTTAAACCCTGCTAGGGTGACCCAGTTCCACAACGAACGACATACACCTTGAAACGTAGACGTAGATATCCTGTTCCAACCACCTATTTTTTCGGGGAATCCTTGACGAAAACGCACTTTATCGCCTTCGTACCAACCACTTTCCGAAGAATAGCTTGTACGTTCGTCGTTAATGCCCGCTTTAAAAAGAAGTTTTTGGAACGGCATGTTGCACCTATGATGTTTCAGCGAATACTGGGGGGAACGTAGTAACGCTTATGGCTACATGTTGTTTTAGGTTAAGCGGTGCTTCACAATCAGCGCAGGTATCTGCAGCTAACTCTGCTTCATCTAGGTCGTACCCGCACGCAGCACACACTTGATGTATTACATGCGCAGGATCTACAGCACCGTTTTCTAAAGTTTTAGATTCATTTTCTACACGCATGAGTTTATCCTTTTTGAAAGTGGGGCATGTCTACAAAAGGCGTACGACCTTGCTTGCGGCGAACATCCACGTAGTCATTATATGCATCTAGCATTGTGCCATCCCACTCTAGTATATTATCAATGTGCCAAGCCCCTCCCCATTTAAGTTGCTTGATGCCCATGTCCCTAGCGGTCTTCACAATCGCGTCACCTACATCATCATAGAACCGAAGCTCCCAACAAACTTTTGGACCTAAAAACACCATAAAATCAAAAGCCATTCCATCCAGATGCTTACTCTTCATGGTCTTTGATGCCCCAGACTCTACTAAGGTACGTTGCTCTTCTATGGTTCTTAACCCACCAAGATGCGGAATACCAAAATCATATGGCGTGTTATGTATTGCCGTACGGACTAAGGTATATAGTTCTTCATCTATACCTTCTATACGGTCTAAACTACGCTGACTTAATTTAAAACTCATGTCACTTCCTCTTAAAAAATGCCTGTGCCCCGCGCACACCAAAACTGGCTGAAATTGCAATTCCAAGGCTGTAAAAATACCAGTCCGGAGCTTTGGAAAGCTGCGCAAACCCACGGTCAACCCAACCTTCCGCGCCCGGAATCCAGCATAAAATCAATGGGATAGACAGGATTACAACGAACCACTCGTCTTTCCAGCTAGACTTGGCACCCTCTGCCATGATGCGTTCCCAGTCAGCAACGCTGGTCTTCTCAGACAAAAGTATTTGGGCTTTTGCCTTGGCTTCGGTTAACTTTAGTTCTGCTGCAGCGGCGTTTTTATCAGCTTTGCCTTGTAGCCATGATCCAGCAAGGTTGGCTATCGGCCCTAATGCTGCTGTAAAGATACTCATTTCTCAGACCCCAACCACACGGCTATTGTCCCCGTCATAGCCCCACTGACCACTGAAATCATTGCAGATTGCTGTGTTGATAAGTCATCCAAACTCATCCCCCACTCGATAACACGGATATACATAATCGTCATAACAACCATCATAAAACGTGGCATGAGCTTGTATTGCAGAATCTTTTCAAAGGTATTCGCCATGTTACACCTCTATGTTTAACTTCGTTCCTTGCGGCCTGTCCGCATTGGTCTTGCGTCCGAACCTATCATAGCTTTGCGATAATTCCAACTGTTGCTTTGTTATGTCTTCTAGGTGCTTGTGGTTGTTCCTATGTTCCTTTTGCACACGCTGTTCTACAAGGTGAGTTTCTATGCGCTCGCGTGCACGCGTTTGTTCATGGATATTGCTACCCACATTAAATGGCGCATTACCCACTCCTGATACACCATCAGCCATTATATACGCCCCTGTTTAGCCAAAATTATAACAACAGTGATCCCGAGCATAATCGAAACAATAATAATAGCTCCGCCATAAACAATAATGCGCTCAACCATCTTTGCTTTGCGCTTCCGCTCTGCTTCTGCTTTTGCCTTGCGGTCTTTCCTAGCTTGTACACGTATAGCTTGCAATTCACCCCAAGCCGAAAAACCTCTGGTTGCAATCACGATTTGACGTAGTTCTTCTTCTGCATCCTTTGCCCTTTGTAAGTTTACGAAAGTTTCCATAGCGTTTTCGTCTGAACCAGAAAAAAGACTATTCTTCTTTTTCTCATGGGCAGCGCGTAAATCGTCCACACCGTCAAAAAATTCACCAATTTGCTTAGTGACGTTGACGAGTTCCTTACCCGCAGAAACAGCAGATTTTACCGCCGCTAGTGCTGTAAATGGATCTATCATACACGTTCACCTACCTTGGCCCAGACAGGGCATCCACTATTGTAAGGCACACGTATAACGTGGGGGTAATGATAATAGAAGTGAGATACCTCTCTAGGGCATCTATAAACGCAGGCGGTGTATAACCCGCCGTAAGTATAAACACCCACTAACATTGCAGTGAGCGAACAGAACATTAGGCCATCATATTCATGCGCAAAAGAAGGGCAATAATAAAAGCGCTAGCCCCAATTAGGATAGCCTCAAGGCGTTTGACGCGGTTAAACAAGTCTTTAAACTGTATATCCATCTCAGTTTTAATAGCCACGATTTCTTTCTCCAATCCATCAATACGTTGATGTGCGGAGTGCACGGTTCTTTTATCCATTAGGCGTAATCCACATCTGTAGTTTGTATATCAATAACCCATTTTAGGTTAGTGCTGGCTGCGCCCGTTACAGAAACCTCTAGCGCTCCTGCATCGGAGGTAGAGGCCGCTATGGCTAACCCATACCCAGACGTATTTGTACGGGCGGTAAGATCGCTTTGAACGATGACGGCGTTACCTGAAGCCTCTCTACGTGCTACACCTTTTACATCCCAAGCAGATACATCAGTGCCAGCAGAGGATTGTTCTCGCACTATTGCTGTACCTGTAAAAGTGATTGCGGAGCTAACAGCTAGAAATACTTGATTGCTTGTAGACCCTGCGCCACCGTCTGTCGTAGCGATAGTTTGTGTGGCGTTAGACGTAGTAGCAGTTAGTATGTAGCGCCCGTCAATAGTGGCATCAGCCCATTCCGCAGCGTTACCTGCAGCGTTAACGGTAAGATTCTGCCCTGCGGTGCCTAAAGCTGCGGGTAAATTAACCTGCAAATCACGACCATCTACAGTACCCGTCACCGCGATATTTCCGGTTACTGTGACCCCGCCTGAACTTGTAGCTATACGCGCACCATTGTCGTAGAATAAAGTAACCGCGCCATTTACTGCGCCCGTAACCATGTTTTCCGTGCCCGTAATAGACTGTAGATTAATGGCGTCCGATTGGATATTAAGGTTAGATGTAGCGTTCTTAATATATGCTTGCCCATCTTGATATAGCTGTAATTCATTACCAGAACCAAACTGCGCGATGTTAGTTGCACCAAACGTTACATTATTACCATTAACATCTAAATCCCCGCCAAGTTGCGGAGTGGTATCTTCAACAACATTAGCCAGTGCACCGAGGTTAGTTCTTGCATCTGACGCATTAGACGCTCCTGTACCACCATCCGCAACGGCTAGATCGGTTATACCCGTTATAGCACCGCCATTTATGGTAGGTGCGGTTAATGTTTTATTGGTTAGTGTCTCAGTACCAGCCAGCGTACTAATTGTTCCCGTTGTTGGTAGCGTTACGTTAGTCGCGCCTGTGGACGTGAGGGTCAACGCGTACGCACCAGCAGTCGTTAAATTTCCCGCTAAGGATATAGTTTTGCCGTTTACAGATAACGTGTTGGTGTTAGTTACAGCCTCAACAACATTAGTGCCGTCACAGAACAAAATAGATGTAGCCCCGTTGGGTACAGAGATACCAGTACCTCCACTTGTAGTAACAGTCACAGACCGTGAGTTACCTACCGAGTTTTTTACTGCGTATAGTTTTGATGTGGATGGGCATGTTACTGTAGCGTTGCCAGAAAGTTGACTGTTTGTATCTGTAAACTCCAGTATGGCTGCACGAGATTCTGCTGTAGCACCATTAGCGGTTGTAAGTGTGTGCGAGTTACCAGACCAAGAATTTATAACTACTCTACCAGCTACGGCTTCATCCACCATAGAGGTTATGCTGTTATTAACTGTGTCACCCCATGTACCGTCTAAAGCGCCCTGCACAGGGAGAGCTAATTTTAATAGTGGTGTATATGTTGTCATACTAGCCTCACTGTTTGTCGTACACGTCTACCCAGTTGGGTGTCTGTGAATCATCTATATCTTGCCATACGAGCAGTCTACCTAGTTCTGAGGTAGCGGTCACGCTTGTTACCTGCACGCGCATGTTGATGGCTACGTCTATGTCGCCAAGTGTAAGTGTAGCACGATTTCCAACCACCTGCAAAACTACATTGGTAGCAACGTCTACGCTACCGATAGCCCCTGTAGCTTGAACTCCAGTGACCCCCACATTGGCGTCTGCTGCGACTAGCACACTACCTATAGCACTAGCTAACTCAAGGCCCGTGGGTATTACCGTTGCAGCACCTGTTATACTAACTGTGCCCAACGCGGTTGTTGCTGATAGACCAACCAGCAGGATGTTGCCATCAGCGACTATAGTCACATCGCCTACTGCGCCTGTGGCCTCTACTCCGCTAAGAGTAAAGCTAGCATCGCCTGTAACAGTAACAGAACCAATACCACCCGTGGCCTCTAAACCGGAGGGTTCTATTAAGGCTGTACCTTTTACGGTAATAGAGCCTAGTGCAGTGGTGGCTTCCACCCCCGATATACGAGCAATGTTTTGCTCAAATGTAGACGCTAGTGGTGCGCCTGTAAGGGGGAAGAAGCCTAACATTGTTTACCCTGCAATTGCAGCTTTACCTGCAGTAACAGCGGCATTAAATGGAGCCATGTCCTCATCAGTCCAATGCTCATAGCCAACCATAGCTTCCACATGATCAACGTTACGTTGAAGCACTGTAGGGTCATCAGTGTAGTCATCAGGGGCAGCAATAACTGCATTGATTAAGTTCACACTATCCATACACGCACTGTAGTGCTGTGCAATTTCTTCTGTTGTAGGTGTGTCGGACATTACGCTGCTTCCTCTTCGACTTCAGGGTTTTCCAAGGCATCAACTAAACGTTCCGCAAATGCTTCACGACCAATTATAAGTTGATCCAGATTGAATTGTGTGCTGCCAATCTTACGCTCCAAATCACTAACGTGGTTCAACAGCGTTTTCTGTTTATCGGTCATCGCATCAACGTCATATTCTTTTTCGTTGACGGTAATGACGTTTGTTTTTTTCTCAGTCATGTTCGTCCTTATGAGTTTATTTGAGCTTCAAGCTCGTTTACTTTAGCAGACAAATCTTTAATTGCCTGCACTAATACTGGAACCAACTTACCATAAGCAGCCTCCAGACGTTCTGGGTTGTCATCACTGACTAGACCCGGAATTTCTACACCTGTGTCTTCTTGGACTTGCTGCAAATCTTGAGCAATAAACCCAGTTTCTTCTATGCCTACCTTACCACCATCACGCATGTTCCAAGTAAACGATACCGGATCAAGGCGCTCAACAAAATCAAGCCCCGCTTGCAGAGGTGTAATGTCTGTTTTGTCACGGACATCTGATAGTGAACTGATTGTTTGTACTTGGCAGCGGAAAGAGGAAATACTGGAGTCACCAAGAGTTATCTGATTAATAATTGTTGCGGTTGAAGCATCGGCGTTCTTTCCAATGACAATATTGTTTTCGCCTGAGGTAATACTATCGCCAGCGTTAATGCCAATCGCAGTATTGTTGGAGCCCGAGGTAAGACTCTTTAAGGCTCTACTACCGATACCTGTGTTAGAATTTCCTGTGAGTGCTGGGTTAGAGTTTCCCTCTCCTGTTTCGTACCCCAAAAAGGTATTAAGACCGCCAGTTGTAACATTATAACCAGCTTTCCAACCTATAATGGTATTAGCCGCAGGAGTGGTAACTCTATATCCTGCCTTATACCCTATATAGGTATTTGCTGAACTTGTAGTTGCATTGATGCCAGCACTGTAACCAAAAGCTACGTTATTTCCACCTGTTGTTAATTGATTAAGAGTTTGTCTGCCTACAGCGGTATTTTCAGTCCCCGAGGTGAGTTCTTGCATGCTGTAGCCGCCCACGGCAACGTTATCGTAAGCAGACCCCGTTGCGGTGTTCAGTGCTTGAGTACCAATCGCTACGTTATTGGCAGATGCGTAGGTAAGTACTCCACTACCTAAAGCGCCGTTTCCGATTGCTATGTTTTGACCGCCAGTAGTCGCCGCGCCAAGAGCCCTACCTAAAACGACATTTTCAGCGCCAGTTGTCAGAGATACACCCGCATCCATCCCAACAATAGTGCTGCCAGAGGATGTTGTGATTTTCGAACCTGCGCCATAACCAACTAAAGTATTGCTGTCTCCAGTAGTGACATCATTTCCTGCCTCTTGGCCTAAAAGAGTGTTGGTCGTACCCCCACTTTGCAGGGCTGCACCCGCATTCGTACCGCCAATAAAGTTGCCCGTACCAACGTTACTAGAAGCGCCGCCAGCGTCCGCTAGATCAATAAGACCCGTGGATGAGTTGTACGTTAGTACCTGACCATCGCTTGCCCCTGCTTGTAGGCCCGGTAAACGGAACCTTGTGGCGCTTGCGTTACCAATGGTAATCTCGTTGGACACTGTTGCACTAGAAGCTGCTGCATTATATCCAATAATAGTGTTGTTGGAGCCTGTGGTAATAGCATCCCCTGCGGCTCTACCTACTGCGGTGTTGTTAGAACCAGTAGTATAAGCCTCTAAAGATTGTGGACCGAGAGCTACGTTACTATTACCTGTGCTTCCGCTTGATACACCTTGTAGTGCTTGATAGCCCAGAGCAACATTGTAACCTGCGGTGGTATTGTACCTACCCGATAACCCTCCAACAAAAGTATTTTCACCGCCCGTAGTGGTGGTCTTTCCTGCCTCTTGCCCAATACCAACATTGCTGCTGGCTGTTGTAACGTTAAATAAAGCCAGCCATCCAGAAGAAACGTTATATTGGCCCGTAGTGAGGTAGTAAGAAGCCTGATACCCTAAAGCAGTGTTGTTTGCGCCCGTAGTCGCCGTATTTAATGTTCTGTGACCAACACCTGTATTATTACCCCCCGAAGCACTTGTACCACTCCCAGAAAGATAACCCATAAATACGTTGTTACTGCCGCTTGCTCTTGACGAAGCTGTATTGTGACCAACAAAAACATTCCATTGGCCTGATGTCATAGCCGTGCCGACTGCATTACCAACGCCAACAGATTCAACCATACCGCCAGCAGCATCGAATGCGTTATGACCAATCACTACAAACTGATTTGTACCTGTGTAACCTGCAACCGCATTAGTACCAATAGCAATACCACCGTTGCCTGTAGTTCTTGCACTTAGTGCGTTATAGCCTATCGCTACGTTTTCGGAACCTTCCGTAATATTTGTACCAGCATTTCTACCTAAAGCAGTATTGTAGGCTCCTGATGTTAAATCTTCTAAAGCATCATAACCAATTGCGTAGTTATCATCGCCAGTTGTGGGTCCGATACCCATAGAATGATAGCCAATAGCTACGTTGCGCTCACCTGTAGTAATACCCTGACCTGCTGTACGACCAATACCAAGATTGTTTTCGCCTGTAGTAACATTTGTTAAAGAGTAGTAGCCAATACCAATATTATGCCCTGCTGTCGTAGCGTCATACAGAGAACGATTACCGATAGCTATATTGTGATCGGGAGCTTCTATAGAAAATAAACTTTCTTTTCCTAGAGCAATATTATTAGTGCCACTGGTTAAGTTACGAGTGGAGTTATACCCAAGAACAACGTTATAACCGTTACCTGTAACAACACCGTTAGACGCCGCAGCGGAACCGATAATTACATTATATCCCGCAGTTGTTCCGTTAGTTAATGCGCTATCGCCTAAAACAACGTTTGAAGAACCTGTAGTTAAAAGATCCGCAGCTTGATGGCCTAATACAACGTTATTCCAAGCTGTTGTAATAGCTGCACCTGCATCACTGCCAAGAAGTATGTTGCGAGAACCCGACGTTAAAACTTTACCCGCCATTCTACCTATAGCAACATTATATGAACCTGTGCCTATATTTGAACCACTTCCAAAGAAAGCTGTGTTACCTATAGCTACGTTATCCTCACCATTTTGGTTCTGTCCTGCATAAATACCAACTGCGGTGTTTCTAAGACCTGTCGTAAGTTTAGATAACGATTCGTAGCCAACAGCCGTATTAAGATCGCCTGTAGTAATATCGTTACCAGCTTCATTACCCAGTAAAGTATTATTCTGAGCGCCACTCTGGAGAGCAGTACCAGCATTAGTACCGCCAATAAAGTTACCTGTACCAACGTTACTGGAAGCACCACCTGCAGAAGCACCATCAATGGTTATAGAACCGCTTGTAGCGGACAAATCGTTCGTCTGATGATTAATCGTAATAGCCATTGGGGTGCGTCCTCTTAATTATACTGCGGTAGAACCGTCCATGTCATCTTGATCCATAACCCAAGCATAACACTTATCAAGAAAAGTAGAACCTGATTTTGCTTCTACATCGGTCAGGTTTGCGGTGTAGCGTTTAAAGTCTACTTCACGAGTGTCATCGTTAGGTGAGCTTGTGGCATACGCTGACAAGTCAATCATCACCATGAACTTTGGATCAGTTCCACGCTGACGGCTGACTGCCGCTGTCACAATGCGGTAATAGGCGTTGTTGAATGCGATGCCGTACTGGCTTGCACCTTCTGCGATATTATGTTGAATAGCCATTGGTATCTCCTTTTTAGGCGTAAGTTACTTCAGTGGTTCTAATATTAGCCACCCAGCGTATGTTATGGCTCGCTTCACCAGTACAGGTGATAGCCAATGCGTTGTTCGTATTATCGGCTGAGAGAGCCATGCCCCAGCTTGATAAGTTCTGGATTACTGTAGTCGCACTGTTGGCGAGTGTGGTTGTACCACCGTCATTCACCAGCAAGCCTTCAATCTTCCATGAGGCATATGCTTGTGCGCCGTTTTGCATTGCAGTGATTGTTCCGTCGAATGTGATGCAAGTGTCATTTACTGGTGCAGCAATCTGATTTGTGGCTGCGGCGGTGGAGTTATTCGTTGTTAAAACAGTAGCCGTAGCATCTGTAGTATCAGCCCTAAGAATATACTGACCACCTTGTGCATCACCTACTGCAGCAAACTTACCAGACGCATGTGCAGATTTTCCGTAAATTTCTATCTTTGCTTCATACCCAGTTACTATACCATACTGTGCAGAAGACGTTGCTTCACTATTTCTGCCCCCAATAGCAGTGGCGTACTGAGCTTGAATAGTATGTGATCGTCCTATTGCCATTGAATGCGTTGCAGTAGCATTGGCAGAATAACCAATTGCTAGGGACTGATCGCCACTAGCGGTAGAATACCCAGACTGCCCCAGACAAATTGCATTAGTTCCTGTGGCCCTAGCTCTATAGCCAAGAGCAACAGAACCGCTTGCACCTGTTGCGTAACCTTCATAGCCAATGTTTATATTACCAATGCCTGTAGCCTTAGATAAGTAGCCCATCGCAATACTATTAGTACCACTAGTACCGTAGCTTGAGGAGTTATTATATATAACGGCGGCAAAACTACTTTGTTGACTAGCTCTTGATTTACCGATAGCTACACAGTATTGGCTAACAGCTTGTGCGTCTTGTCCTATTGCTAAAGAACCAGTTGTTCCAGAGTATGTACTTGTTCCCTCTCCAATAGCAACAGAGTAGGCACCATTTGCCCCGCTATTTGGCCCGATTGCAACAGCGCCTGTCCATGAATTAAAAACATCTGCACCATTACCGATTGCAATACTGTTATTACCTGTAGCTATAGCACTTGAACCAATAGCTATTGACAGTGTACCACTAGCCGTTGGATCAGTTGAGCCTGTTGTTTCAGCAGCATAAAGATCAGCACCGCCGCCAGCATCTGCGAAGCTAACTACACCTGAGCCATTTGTAGTAAGCACCTGATTGGCACTTCCGTCGGATGTTGGTAGAGTGTAAGCCTCTGAAATGCGAACTGCATGGCTAGAGTTTCCAATAGCTACCTGATTTGCTGCATTAGTTGAAGCGTTATTACCTATGGCTGTAGAGTTTGAATGCGTAGTTGATGCAGCATACCCAAAAGCTGCTGAATTAGTACCACTAGCCGTAGATAAATATCCTACTGCCGTAGCGCCTGTGCCTGAAAGCGCAGTATTCCCTATCGCTATACTGTTAGATCCAGACGATTTAGAATGATAAGCAAAAGAAATACCATACTGACCGCTAGCGCCATAAGTAGTGCTTGAATGATCTACATTTATAGCGGTAGAATATGACCCATTAGCACGAGATTTGCCTAGCGCAATATCAGACGTTGCTGATGATGTTGCCGACTTACCTATAGCAATTCCTTCAGAGTTGCTAGCGAGGCTACTTCTTCCTATGGCTATTGTGTTTGTATTTAATGCATCTGCATCTGGCCCTATAGCTATGGCGTAGCTTCCGCTTGCGACAGAATCTCCTATAGCTATGGGAGACTCAGTTCCAGAAGCTGTTGCGCTGTTACCAAGAGCAGTTGCCCTATCCCCAGTAGCGTCAGCTTGATAACCTGCTGTAAAACTACGAACACCCGTTGCAGAAGATTCAAAGCCTAGACAAATAGAATTTAAACCACTTGCGTCTGGTTCGTTACCTAAAGAGTTAGGGAGTTCAAGGTTTGTAGAAAGTCCCGGAGTTTCGCTCCGCAAACTATAAAAATTACTACCATCACAGACTAGCTGTATAAATTCATTACGGTATAGTTTACGGCCATTTGGAGAACCGTTTATTGTTTGAGAGCTTGTTCCAACAACCGTTACAACATGTCCATTTGTCGTAGAACTATTTCTGATATAGACGTAAAATCCCGCCCCTAATGTAGCAGCAGAGGTCATTGTTATGGTTACTGAGTTGGAAGTAACGTCAATGATCTTACCTAAATCTCCAGCTACAACGGTATAGTTGGCGGTCTTTGTATCTCTTGTGTATGCTTCAGCACCACCCCCAGCATCTGCGAAGGTTACAACTCCAGAACCGTTTGTAGTAAGCACCTGATTGGCACTTCCGTCAGCCGTTGGTAGGGTGTATGCACCAGAAATCTTTACGGTATCTGTTGTACCTCCAAGTGCAATTAGGTTTGCTACAGTGCTTGTTGCAGTGTCACCAATAGCAATGCTGTTTGCTGCTGTGGCTTTTGCAAGTTGCCCAATTGAAACACTATAGTTTCCTTGAGAGCCATAGCTTGTACCAGTGTTGATAACACCAAATGCTACTGAACCATAGTTTCCGCTAATATACGAATATGGCCCTGCAATACCATCAGTACCAACAACTTTTGAATACCTACCAATTGCTACTGCACCAGCGGCCTGAGATCGTGGCCCTTCAGAACCAGAGCCTGAACCTATCGCAACAGAGTTTGTATCACTGGCAAGTGCGCCCATACCAACAGCTAAAGAGTTTTGACCAGTAGCGTCTGCATTGTTTCCAAACGCCATGCTACTACTGCCAGTAGCAGCAGTCTGATAACCCACAGAAATGGCGGCTTGATTCGTTGCATCGGTCTGAAAACCTAAAGCTAAAGAATTAGTGCCACTAGCTGTTGGCTGATCAAGTTGATGTGATTGTTGGGCAAAGTTTGTCTGTAACCCATCAACCCTAGTTCTTAAACTAAAGAAACCAGACCCGTCACAAACTAAGTGTATGCCTTCAAATCTGCGTAAGTATATTAATGGTGAACCATCAATAGTTTCACTTCCGTTACCGTCAATAGTTACAACATCTGTAGCTGTGCTAGAACTGTTTCTGATGTATACATAGAAACCATCGCCTAGTGTAGCAGCCGCCGTAAGTGAAATGGTAACAGAGTTAGAGGTAACATCAATTATCTTACCTAAGTCACCTGCTACAACTGTGTAGTTGGCAGTTTTGGTAGCACGAGTGTAGTCAAAAGCACCAGATGCCACCGCTGCCCAATCATAGTCTGAGCCGTTCCACGATAAAAACTCGCCATTCGCTGCAGTGCTTGTATTTAAATGTGCATCAACTCCTGTATTAAAACCTAAGTTAGTTCTAGCAGTAGCCGCATTGGCTAGATCAGACAGGTTATTGGATGGCTGTAGGATGTCCTCGGCGGCGGCGGTAATGAATACGCGAGCGCTACCTGACAAGTTAATAGCAGAACCTGAGTTAGAACTTTCACTGGGCGTGCGAGATAGGGTAGTGCCAGAAGCTGTATAAGTCCCTGTACCAATCTCAAAATTGGCCCCATCCTCTATGGTGTACCTAACTGAATTACCGTTAGTTACCCCTGCGTCCGCAAAACTTTGATAGCCCGAAACAGGGCTAGCCAGAGTTATCGTGCCTGTCCCGGTAGTTGCCGTCGAGACGTAGGCTCTATTCTTTAAAACAGGCATATACGATCACCCCTATAATTTACGCGATACGGATAATAGCACTCGTAGCGTCTGCTGTTGGGAACTGAATTTGGAAATCTCCGTTAGACGAAGACTTGTCAGAACCAAAATCTAACACTGCCACAGATGGGTTTCCTCCACCTGACTTGTAAATCAACGCCCCACGAGCTGTAATTGTGGAAGAAGTCCATGTAGTGTTAGAAAAACTCAAAAACACTGTAGTTCCCGATCCGCCATTTGTTGGGTTAGTTGAAATAGTCAACGTGTTCCCACCCGCGCTATACCCTGAACCTGATACCTCGTTAGAAGTAGTGTATGCAGTAGTCGCCGCAGCCAAAGAAGCGGATGAGGTATACAACGCGATTTTAAATGTTTGCGCTGTATTGCTGCTGAAGTCCATTTCACCGTCAAGCAGGGCTTGCTTGAAACTGGTACACATCGCCTGTGTTATAGCCATATCTAGTCTCCTTTAACTTACTGGCACTCGGAACTGTCCCGAGCGATAGGCGTCTTCACGTAATTTACCATCCCCAAGCGTTTTTAATAAAGCTATGGATTGCAAGTACATCTTTTCATAGTTCTCAATTACATCCGGTTCGCCTTTTAAGAACCGAATAGCTTCAATCAACGCGCCGTTTAACAACGCAGAATCAAACTCGTCTCCGAGCCACGTATTATTGGCCGTAACAATAGACTCGGGATAGTACCCATAATGAAGCTCTGCGGTGTAATCACCACTTGGTGTTGGGCCTAAGATAAAGGAATCATCGTCAAAATAAGCGTAATGTTTTGGAAGCCCCACTGATGTGGGTGTGGGGTACGCTTCTCTGATGAAGTTTACATCTTTGTTTATTAAGTAGTGATACGCGCCATCAGTATCTACCACCGCGAGCGAATACGTGTACAAAAAGTCTGTAGGAACGCTAAGATACTTGTTATTAATAGTCAAAGACCCAGTAACGTTTCTACGTAGCGCGGGTATTTGCACTGTATTATATATCTTCTGTTCAGCCTGCTCAGTAAACATAGCGAGCTGGGCATCTGTGAACGAGTTCTCACAAATGTCTTCTATGTTGGTTTTCAGCTCGGTATAGTTCATAATTTATGCCATTGGCCCCCGTGCGTATAAGC